GCTGAAACTTGCGTCGTGGCAGAAGGCCGAAATCGAAGCCATGTTCGCGCAGGGTGTGGACGCTTCGGTGCTTTCCTTCCCTCGTGGTAACGGCAAAAGCACGTTGGCAGCCGGCCTATCGGTGGCCGCTCTGTTCCTCGGCAACGAAACCGGCACGCCATCCGTGCCGATCATCGCCACGACGGTAGGCCAGGCCATCCGTTCGGTGTACTCCTCGGCGGCCTCGATGGTGTCCCACGAGCCTGAATTGGCGATGCGCTCCACGCCATTCACCGGCATGGGTTCTACGCGCGTCGTCGTGGACCGGACCGAAGGCGAGATGTTCCCGATGGCGAACAGTGAAGGCGGCTTGCAGGGTCTAGACCCCACGCTCGCCATCGCGGACGAAATCGGTTTCCAGCCCGTCAGTGCATGGGGAGCTCTACGGCAAGCAGCCGGCAAGCGGTCGAATTCACTCGTGCTCGGCATGGGAACGCCAGGCGTAGACCACGAGAACGCGCTGTATCAAATCCGCGAACGCATGACGTTGGGAGGGATTGATGGACTCGTCTACCGGGAATGGGCGGCAGAAGCGGGGTGTGATCCGGGCGACAAAGTACAGTGGCACCGCGCTAACCCGGCCCTCGTGTCAGGGTTCCTTCGGCTATCCGCGCTGGAAAGTGATTTTGCAGAGTACGGCGGTGGTGCCCGCTTCCGAATTTTCCGTCTCGGCCAATGGGTTGACGGGTTTGAAAGCTGGCTAGGTGACGACGGCCATTCAATCTGGCAAGGTCTCGAGGACGCCTACCCGCTGGTTAGAGGGCATCCAACCTGGGTAGGCGTCGATGCTGCTATCACCCGTGACACGACGGCAGTTGTGGCCGTCCAGTACCGCGACGACGGGAGGCTCCATGCCGTGGCGAAGTTTTGGGTACCGAAGCGTGACGAACCGACCGATGTCAACGATGTTATGGCCTACATCCGCGACCTGGCCGACAAGTACAAGGTCGGCGGCGTCGCCTACGATCCCCGGTTCATGGATTGGCCGGCAAAGCTCCTCTATGATGAGGGCATCCCGATGGTCGAGATCAGCCAGGGCGTGGACCGCATGACGCCGATCATCGGAGACCTCTATAGCCTCATCCGGGAGGGCGGATTGAGCCATGACCGTGATCCGATGTTCACGCAGCACGTCGTCAGTGCCGAAGCGAGACAGAACGAGCGCGGATTTACCCTGAAAAAGAGCGGTTCTAGGGGACATATCGACGGAGTAATCGCGCTCGCGCTCGCGGTAGACCGTGCACGCAACAGGAAAAAGGCGCGTACGCCTCTTGTGGTGCTCTAAATAACCGCTACACTGCAGCGCAGTGGGGAAGAAAAAGAGCCGTCACGCTCGCGAGGCTGCCGCAGAGGCCGCCGTATTCAGCGACTACCCGTTATCGGGTGACAGCGAAGAGCTCCACGCGCTCCTGTCGGGATGGATCAACGTCGGCAGCATGGACGGGCTGCCAGGCGTGGACGAGTCGAGTGCCCTTGCCATCCCCGCATTCTCTCGTGGCGTCGGGCTCATCGCCGGCACCATCGCGGGGCTGCCGCTCAAGACATACATCGGCGAGGGCGCGAACCGGCGAGAGGTTCCGTCCATCTTCGATGATCCGACCGGGCCGTACGAAATCTCCCCGTTCAATTGGGTCGATATGATCGTCCGTCATCTCGTGATGTACGAGGAGGCGAACCTGATCGAGCTCCGCAACGGAGCCGGTGCGCTCGTCGGGTACTACCCCGTTCACCCTGTCAACGTCTCGAGGGTCGAATGGGCAGGGCCGGCGAAGCGGTTCCACGTCACCGACGCCAACGGCGGGAGCACGGTCTACGGGACGCCGAGCGACCCGACCGATGCCGGGGCCATCCTCCAAATCCTGGGGCCGACGTGCAGCGGCCTCCGGGGAACGTCACTGTTCCGACAGCACCGGCGCATCTTCCAAATCGCCCAGGCCGCCGAGAAGGCCAGTGCCCGCACCTTCACCGGGGCGCTGATCGGCGGGCTCGTCACGACGGACGGCGATGAGGACATCGAAGGCGACGAGGCGCAGCTGATCGTCGAGAAGCTGAACCAGAAGGTGTCCGGCACCGAAAACGCTGGCCGGTTGGCGTTCATCAACCGGCACTTGAAACTCACTAATTGGCAGATGTCCAACCTGGACGCGCAATTCAGCGAGTCTCGAGCGTTCCAAATCGAGGAATTCGCGCGGATGTTGGGGCTGATGCCGATACACCTGGCGCAGACGGAGAAGCAAACGAGCTGGGGAACCGGCATTTCGGAGCAGAACCTCGGCCTGGCCCGGTTCACGCTGATGCAGTACACGTCGCGGATCGAGTCGGCCATCAACGTGAAGTCGAACGCACTGCCGTTCAGCGACTTTATCGAATTCGATTACAAGGGTCTGTTGCAGGGCACGCCGAAGGAGGAAATCGCGCTCCTCCTCGAGCAGGTGGCCGGCGGGCTCCTCGAGGTGAACGAAGCGCGGGCAATTCTCAACCTTCCACCGACGGCAATCGTGCCGGCACCGCAAGGAGTGACGACGAATGGGTGACACGATCCGTATTCAGGGCGCAGAGGCCGACATCGATTGCGTGAACGCGATCACCGCCGTTGCCTACTCCACGAGCTCTACCGAAGTGCTTAGCTCGGCCATCGACACGACGAGTTATCCCGGTAAACGCATCTTTGTCGTGGGCAACCATGCCGCCGATGCCACGTCCACGGGCGTGACGATGACCGTCAAGGAAAGCGCCACGTCGGGCGGATCGTATGCCGCTGCCACGAAGTCAGGGACGTTTGGCGCGAGCACGTCGGAACTGTCGGGTCTGTGCCAGGTGAAGCGCAATCCCGCCAAGCCGTTCATCAAAGTCTCCATGACGCCGGCGGGCGGATCGGGCGTCATCTCCGCAACCGTCCTGTTCATGCGCTAGTGGATACCATCGAATTCGCCGCGACCTTCGAAGGGGACGGCGACACGCTGTCTGGCGTCGTCCATGTGTTCGGCACGCGGACTCGGCGGGGCAACCTCTTCCATACCTTCGATGCCGGCGCGTTCGATAGGGACATCGCCGCCGGTAGGCCGATGGCGTTTTACTCGCACGATACGAGTAAGCCCCTGGCCAAGCCGTCACTGGCCATCCAAGACCGGAAGCTCACCTACTCCATGACGCTCGGCCACCAGTCCTATGCGAACGACCTTCGGGAGAACGTGGCGGCAGGGCTCATGTCCAAGATGTCTTTCGGCATCCATCCCGAAAAGTGGACCGACGAGAAGGGCGCAGACGGCACCATCACGCGGCGTCACACGCAATCGGGACTGTTCGATATCTCCCCGGTGTCCATCCCGGCCTTTGAGGGTACGGGCTCATTACTCCATAGCGGCGACGTGGATGATCGCCGTCGGTTGGCGGCATTGGCGCGGTTCCGCGTCGCACAGGAGGGTAACGCTCATGGGTGACAACGCTCGCACGGTCGAGCTGATCTTCAAGGAGATGGAGGAGCTCCAGGCAGCGGACGATTTCGACGTTGCCAAGTACGAGGAGCTCGAAAGCGAACGAACCGCGCTGATCGCACGTGGCGAGGTTCGCAAGCGTCACGAGGTCTATTCCGAAGTCAAAGCTCCCGCCGTCATCTCCGCTGCTCCAAAGACGGAGCGCGAAGAGGAGATGTACGCGTTCGACCAGTACCTTCGGACCGGCCAGCCCAACAGTGATCTCCGGTTCGCACAGACAGAGGGCACGGCGTCGGCGGGCGGCTATGCCGTTCCCGACGGCACGCTCGACCAGGTTGTCGTGAAGCGCACCGCGTTTGGCGGGCTCCTGAATGCCGCGCGGCAGCTGACGACCCCGACCGGCAACGACCTGCATATCCCGGTGTGGCCGGCGATGGCCTACACCGCTGCGGACATCGCCGCTGAGGGTGCGGCCTCTGCCGCTGGTGCCGACGTGGTGCTCGCTGAGGTGACCCTTGGCGCGTACCGCTACGTCGCTACGGGCACCGGCAACGTGCCGCTGAAAGTCTCATACGAGCTCTTGCAGGACGCCACGTTCCCGATTGGGCAATTCGTCTCGGACGGCCTGTCGGAGCGCATCATCCGCAAGCAGGCATACGACGTGTGCAACGGCTCCGGCTCCGGCGAACCGCAGGGCGTGTTCTACGGGACGGGCGGCACCATCGAGCACGATCCTGACGGCTGGGCGGCGTTCAACAACATCATCCACGCGCTGGACCCGGTGTACCGGCAGAACGCGGCGTGGATTTTCAACGACACGACGGCAGCCAACCTCGAAAACCTGCTTGACGGCGCGTCGGGCACCAGTGGCCGACCCATGCTGATGAGCTCCACGGACGGCCTGACCGGCGCGTTCAGGGGCTACACGCTCGGCGGCTATCCCGTGATCATCGACCAGGCTGCGCCGACGTGGGCAGCCGATAACGTGATCGGCGCGGCGTTCGGTGATTGGCAGCAGGCCTATATCGTCCGTCACGTCCTGAATGTCATCCACGGACACGGTGTAGA